CCTCTAGAATCCCCAACGTTTACTGGAACAGTTACAATGCCAGGGTCAACACATATCGGTTCTGTTTCTGATACAGAGATTGGATACCTAAACGGAGTTACATCGTCTGTACAAGGTCAAATCGACAGCAAGCTAAACACAACAGACGCAGCAAGCACATATGCTCCTCTAGAATCCCCAACGTTTACTGGAACAGTAATGCTTCCAGGAAGTACAGCAATAGGAGATGTTGGTGCTACAGAGATTGGATACCTAAACGGAGTTACATCGTCTGTACAAGGTCAAATCGACAGCAAGCTAAACACAACAGACGCAGCAAGCACATATGCTCCTCTAGAATCCCCAACGTTTACTGGAACAGTAATGCTTCCAGGAAGTACAGCAATAGGAGATGTTGGTGCTACAGAGATTGGATACCTAAACGGAGTTACGTCTTCGGTTCAAAACCAAATTGACTTAAAAGCCCCTCTAGAATCCCCAACGTTTACTGGAACAGTTACATTACCAAATGCTACTGTAACAAATTCAATGATTGCAGATCTTACAATTGCAACAGGAAAAATTGCCGATACAGCAATTACTGCAGACAAACTCGGAGCGGATGCAGTAACAACTGAAAAAATTATTAATTCTGCAGTAACTGAAGCAAAAATAGCTGATAGTGCAGTTACATCAGGAAAGATTGCAAATGGAACAATTGTAAATGCAGACATTAATGATGCAGCAGCAATTGATTGGACTAAGTTAGCAGTTTCTTCAACAGTTTCTGCAACAGAACTTGGTTATGTTGATGGAGTAACCTCATCAATTCAAACACAATTAGATGCCAAGGCACCTACTGCTTCACCTACATTTACTGGTACAGTATCTGGAATCACTAAGTCAATGGTCGGTTTAGGTAACGTTGACAACACATCTGACGCTAACAAGCCAGTTTCAACTGCAACCCAAGCAGCTTTAGACCTCAAAGCAGACCTTTCCTCACCAACATTTACTGGTACCGTTGTTCTTCCAAATACAACATCAGTTGGAACAGTTTCTAGTACAGAAATTGGGTATCTAGATGGAGTAACATCATCAATTCAGACACAAATTGATACTAAAGCTGCATCTACAGATGTTTCTGCACATACATCGGCAACAACTTCAGTTCATGGAATTTCAGATACAGCACAACTAGCATATAAAAATGCTGCTGATCAAACATTTACTGGAAATCTAGAAGTTGATGGCAACATGACTGTTGATGGGAACCTAACTGTCAACGGTACAACATTTAATGCAAGTGCAACAACAATTACAATTGAAGACAATTTGGTTCAGTTAGCTCATCAAAATGCAGCTAACACAGTAGACCTTGGTATTGTTGTAGCATATAATGATGGAACAGCAAAGCATGCTGGTATAGTCAGAGATGTTTCTGCTAATAAGTGGAAGCTTTTTGAGGGCGTAACAGATGAACCTTCTACCACTGTTAATTTTGCTCAGGGAACTTTAGATGATTTAGAAGTTGCTGATATTACAGCATCTTCTGCAACAATTGGAAATGTTTCTAATACAGAATTGCAATATTTAGATGGAGTAACCTCATCAATTCAAACACAATTAGATGCCAAGGCACCTACTGCTTCACCTACATTTACTGGTACAGTATCTGGAATCACTAAGTCAATGGTCGGTTTAGGTAACGTTGATAATACCTCTGACGCTAATAAGCCAGTATCAACTGCAACGCAGACAGCGTTGGACTTAAAAGCAAACCTTGCTTCCCCAACCTTTACAGGTACAGTTACCGTAGCGGCATCTGGAATCGCATTTACAGATGGTACACAAACAAAAGAGGGTGTTCCGTCAAGAACCACTGTTGATTCAAAAACAGCAGATTATACATTAGTATTGACAGATAGAGATAAGATGATTGAAGTAAATTCTTCAAGCGCATTAACAATTTCTATACCAACAGATGCATCTGTAAATTTCCCAATCGGAACTTCTATAGATCTTCTAAGAGTAGGAAGTGGCGCAGTAACAATTGCTGCAGCTACCCCAGCAACTACAACATTAAATCATACTCCAGGAAATAAGCTTAGAGCACAATGGTCTTCAGCAACATTGTTTAAGAGAGCAGCAAATACTTGGGTATTGATGGGTGATTTAACAGCTTAATAAAATAGGAGAAAATAATGGCAATTAACAAAAGAAAAGGCATAAAGTCTTCAGCACAAGATAACTTCTTAGAGCCGAATCCAGTAGAAAATTTTATTGCTACAGATATTGGAACAAATAGGCCGTTTAATAATGGCGCTGCCTCCCTATCTTGGACTTTGCCAGCAGCTTCTCCTCCAGCTACTCTTTATACAATTACATCAACTCCTGCAACAACTACTCAAACTACAGCAAGCACATCTCTGACTTTTACAGGGTTATTGTCTGATACAGATTATACTTTTACTATAGTAGCTTCTAATAATGCTGGATCTTCAGCTGCAAGAAATTCAAATACAGTTAGAATAACTACTGTACCAGCAGCGCCATCTCCAACTGTAAATTCTGGACCTCATGGTGGAGCAATTCCTTCAGGAAACGACAGAGTTACCTGGAACCCACCATCAACTGGCGGTAAAGCAATTTCATCATATAGAGTTAATTCAAGCTTGCGTGGATTACTAAGTTCAAGTGCTACTTCTCCATTTGATACAGCAGATCCGACATTACCAGATGCAACTGCAGATGAAAGTTATACAGTTTTTGCATCAAATGCTAATGGAGAATCAGCTGCAGGAACAACAGCAGCAATTCAAACATTTACCCCACCACACTTCCCACCGTTCTTCCCACCGTTCTTCCCACCATTCTTCCCACCGTTCTTCCCACCACACTTCCCACCGTTCTTCCCACCGTTCTTCCCACCATTCTTCCCACCGTTCTTCCCACCATTCTTCCCACCGTTCTTCCCACCACACTTCCCACCGTTCTTCCCACCGTTCTTCCCACCATTCTTCCCACCGTTCTTCCCACCACACTTCGTTGGTTCAAGCTGTGGACCTAGATGTACGGCTCCATATTTTGGATCTGGCTGGTATTGCAACTGTGGATATTAATATTGACAAACAATATTCAATATTATAAAATATACTAAAGGAGAAAAATGACAATACACAAATACGCATTTATGACTAAAATTGCAGAAAACACTCATGAGGTATTTTTTATAATAAGATTAGATGATTCAGATCAGCAACAGAGTTCTGTGGTCTCTAGATTCGACGAAGCCTTGTCTAGTGGACAACTAATTTCTGGAATAAATGCTACTGGTAAAACTTCATTATTAAGAGGTTCTATTTGGAACGGAAGCGAATTTACTTTGCCAGCATCTCCTCGTGCCGATTTACCAGTAGAGCTATCTAATGGTCAGCCAACAATAGATTCAGACGGATTGCCAATAAGTGCTTATGCATTATTAAAGGCAAATGAAGTTTTTTATATTTCCATGACACAGTCAAATTCACCTCAATCTATTAAATTTGACGCAGCGTTTACCAATGACGTATCATTTAGGAAAATAGAGGAGTCCGATGGAATTGTTTCACTTGGAATGATTTGGAACGGCTCTTCTTGGAGCTCTCCTACTGCATAGTAAGAATCTTTAATATGTCTAAATGGGAAGACTGGAAAAAGTCTTTAGGAAACTCTAGACCATGGCATTTGTTAGATCCAGATAGGTATACTATTGATGAAAATTTGCCTAACGAAAGATTAAAAATTTGCGAATCTTGTGAGTTTTACAAGATAACAAAACGATGTGAAAAATGTGGATGCATAATGCCATTAAAAGTTCAACTTGCTGAAGCTGAATGTCCTATTGGAAAATGGAGTAAAGAAGATGTATGAAAAAGAAGAATTGTTTCCTGGGTTATGGGTATATAGAGATGTTATTAAGTCAGAACTGGATATAATAAATAGACTTGAGTCTAATATTAAAGATAGTCATGGATTTTACAATTGGCAAGATGCTACAGTTGGATACAGGGAAAAGCTTCCTGAGTATAGAGATTGTGTTGATTTTAAATTAAAATATTTTGATTACCCAGGCAAAGATGATCAGCAAAAAGAATTTGACAAAATTTGGCAGGATGTTCATGACGCACAAAAGATAGCTTTGGATGATTATTGTTCATTTTATAATATTGAGATGAAATACTGGGAAGCTATGAACTTTGTTAAGTATGGTCCTGGGCAACACTTCTCATATCATTCAGACCATGGATGGTCTTACATTTCAACAGTATCAATGGTTGCATATATTAATGATGATTATGAAGAGGGCGGAATAAGGTTTGACAAAATAGATAAAACAATTAAGCCAAAAGCGGGAGACCTATATATATTCCCATCAAATTATTTATTTTCTCATGCTGCATTACCAGTAAAATCTGGCATAAAATATTCAATAGTAACAATGACAGATTATAATGATGCAACACATAACGAGCAATTTTATAGACAGTTTATGTCTGATAAATCTATAAAAGACACATATTAATAATGGAATTTGAGATATACAAAGCAAGTCCATATTCTGCTGAAATAAAACCTCTTGGAATTAAAAGACAATGGATGGAAGAAACTTTTGACAAGCATGCATATCATTGTTTTCCAGTAACACTGTCAAATGGTTTAGGGTGGGGGATATCTTTTCCAGAAGATATAAGTTTCATATGGGACGGGATTTCTGACTCTACAGACACACATGTTAAAGTATTAAGTGGACATAAATATGTTTACACTGGAAGATCAAATGCCACAATTAGTTTTAAAACAGGTTTAATCTTAAGAACAAAAGAAAATTTAAGCATGATGGCAATGCCTACACCAAATTGGCCAATAGAAGGTGTATGGCCTTTTACTATTTTAATAAGCACATCATTTTTTGCAGGAGAGTTTCCAGTAGCATGGAGAATAACTAAAGCTAATGAAGTTATAACCATACCAGCAAATACGCCAGTTATTTCAGTTTTACCAATCTCTTTGTCAGATATTAATAATTCACAGGGTGTAATTAAAAACATGTCCGAGTTGCCTTCTAACTTTTTCCCAGATGCTGATTACGGGAAAATTGTCTCAGAAATAAATAAAAAAGGTGAGTGGACTAATTTTTATAGAGATGCTGTTGATTATAAGGGAAATAAAATTGGAGATCATGAAGTAAAAGTTTTAAGATTAAATATTGTTGATGGTCCAGAACAGTGTGGTATTAAATGACAAAAAAAATAATATTTCATTCGAATAAACATTATAACAAAGAATCTACTGTTCCAATAACTTCTAGAAAAACTTTACCTAAATGGTGGGAAGACTCAGATACATTTGTAAAAGACCCACTAGGAAATCCAGTAGCAAACTTTAACGGCGAAGGAAAAATGTTTAGTTTTAAGGCATGCCCAGCAGTACTGGATACATTTCAAACTGGCTACATGCTTGTCACACCATGCGACTTAGAATTTTATGAAAAAAATGGCAGAGTAAGGGTTAAGGTTCCAATAGGATTTGATGATTTTGTTGGAGAAAGACCGCCTATGCAAGATTTTAAAACTCCAATTGGATGTAGTTCATGGCATTTTCATTGGTATGCAAATTGGGCTCCAGAGTTACCAGATGGATATAGTTCTATATATGTTCCTCCGATAAATCATTTTGAATTGCCGTGGATTACCGTGGGTGGTATAATAGACAGTGATAAGGTTACTACTTCTGGGCTTATACCCTTTTTCTTAAAAGAAGGATTTACTGGGACAGTTCCAGCTGGAACCCCATATTTGCAAATAATTCCATTTAAGAGAGAAGACTGGGAATCAGAAGTATTGTTTCATAGTCCGCAAGATATTGCAAAAAAGACTAGAGAAACTTCAGATACATTTAGAACCACTGAAGGTGGCGTCTATAAAAAATTGTTCTGGTCAAAAAGGAAATATAAATAATGCAAAGACAGGTTAACACAAACAACACACACGACTACAGATCCCTTGGGTCAATAACTCCTTCAGGGTTTTTTGGTAAAGATGCTAGCAATATAGTTGAGCTTCCAAACTTTCTTCTTGATTGGGAAAAGGAAAGATTAACAAAATTTGCTCAGACCAATCAGACTTGGGACATAACAAATTCTCATAAAAATGAAAATGGCACTGTGATATATGACGCAAATGCGTGGGCAGACAGAGTGTGTACCAGAATGTCAATGGAAATATCGGATGACCCAAAAATTGTAGATGTTGTTGAAGGATTAATTTCTAGATTACAGATAGAGGTAGAACAATTTTTTGGAGTAAAGGTTCAGGCAACTGGACCAGCAATAGTGAGATGGCCAGTTGGTACAAGACAAGATCCTCACGCAGATAAAGAATTGCACGAGGGGCCAGATGCTGGAACCCCAAATGATTTTCCACATTATGATATAGCTTCATTATTTTACTTTAACGATGACTATGAAGGCGGAGAACTATTTTTTCCAGTACAGGGTATAGAATTTAAACCAGTTGCTGGGTCAGCATACTTTTTCCCAGGAGATAGATGGTATGTCCACGGAGTAAGGCCGATTATATCAGGAGGAAGATTTACCTCCCCATTTTTCTGGCAAATATTAGAACACACTGGAAATAAAAAGTGGGAGCCAGTGCAACAATGACTTTAGAGTATAAAGAAATATACCCAAAAATTTTTGTGTATAGCAATCCATTTAAAGACATAAACCTTCTTACAAAAACTATAATTGAATCCGAAACAAATCCAGAAGGATCAATCTTGAGTGATTGGAAAGGCTGGTACACATTTGGCAAAGAAGTTAATATGTTAAATTTTGACGGAAAGCCAGATAATGACAGAACTAGAACAGAAAAAGAAATGTGGGAAGACGTTGTTAATGTATTTTATTCAACAACGCAACATTATTCAGAAATACATAACGTTCCAATAGAAAAAGATAAAATTGTTCATAATGATGTAGAGCAAAAAGATATGAAATTGTGGCAAATGATGGGGCCTTCAATATGTAAGTATGAAATTGAATCTGGAATAGATGATAATATTTTTGATTTAGCGATGCATATGCATACAGATTATCAAGTTGAGTATGAAAACAATAGAGGGTATAAATTTACTGTTACTGCAACTATGTATCTTAATGACGATTATGATGGTGGCGGAGTAGATTTCCTTGTAGGAGAAAATAAACTATTTTATTATAAGCCTAAAGCTGGTGACGTTTTAGTTTTTCCAGCAGGTGATCCAAACTATTTGTCGGAGCCAGGAGAGCTTTATAGACATGGAGTAAGAAAGACATATGGAAAACCAAAATACTTTATAAGAAATCATTGGCAGAGATTTTATGAGGGTTCCGAAGAATGGCTAAAGCAAGAACAAATTTATGGAAAAGATGCTTGGGCGGAAATAGAGCGTGGTAGAATTAAAGAAGGTATAAATAGCGGAGCATATCAACCACTTGACTATGCAAAAATTTCTGAAACAGCAGAGAGGATACAATGACATACAACTTAGACAGCCAAACAAGAATTAAAGAAGATGTTTTAATTTTTGAAAACTTTCTTACTGAAGAAGAGTGTAGCAATATATTGAAATATTGGGAGCATTCTACAGATAAAGGCACTTTACAGTGGGACCCTATTTCATTTTATGACTCATTTGCGTCCAATCTACCAGATGATGAAGATAAATTAAATTTTAATTTACCATCAGATTTTTTTACAGTATTACAAGATAAAATTCAAGAAGGTACTGCTATATGCAGGGGCAAGCCAGTTAAACTAGTAAGTTACCATTGCCAAAAATGGGTGGAAGGTGCTTATGCGGGATTCCATTCTGATAACACTGCGATAGATTCTGTCGAGTATAATTCCTTTGAAAGAAGTAAGTGGGCAGCATTTCTATATCTAAATGATGATTTTGAAGGCGGAGCTTTAAATTTTAGAGATCATGATATTACCATTCAGCCTAAAACTGGAATGCTGGTAGCATTTAATGGCGGGCATCACAACATTCATGAAGTACAAATGGTAACTAAAGGAGAAAGATGGACCATAGGATCATTTTGGGATAATGAAGAGGCAGAATATGATGAGGCAAAAAGAGCACTTTGGGAAGAAGATATTGCTGAGCAAAGAAAGAGGCAGGCAGATGATGCTGCAAAGTGGGCAGAGATGAAAGAGCGTGGAGAAAGAATGCTCCCAGGACCAGATCAAACCGATAAAAAAGAAGTAGCACTTAAAGTGGGAGGCAACAATTAAAATGACAAAAACAACTGTATTAGATAATGGAATGATTAGAGAAGAACTGCATCCTCAAGTTTATTATTACAGAAATGCTATTCCTAATGTGAAAGAGTGGCTAGACGCAGTAAATGATTCTGAAAATCATCCAGAAATGTTTCCACTTCTTACCCCCTGGAATCAATGGGACGTCGATTCTAATAGATCTATGGGACACCCATATGTTTACGGGTATAAAAAGCTCTGTTTGCTGAATAATGTTTATAATATAGATAAAGATGTTTCTGATGAAGCAAAAGAACTTTTCATAAAAATAAGAGACCCATTGTTTAATGCTGTTAGGGCTGTATGTGAAGACTATAAGCGGGAACAGAATATAGATAGAGATTTAATTTTATTGGAGCAGTTTGGTGTCCATAGATATAGGTCTGGTAACTATATGGGGGTCCACCATGACTCTCAAGAAGGAGATACAAGACTTCTTTACTCCTTGGTTGTTTGGCCAAATGATGATTATGAAGGTGGAGAACTTTCATTTAGCATTAGAGATGGAGTTGTGACTGGAACTACAGAGGCACTAGAAGATGATTTGCTTCATCCAGAAAACGAAGGAAAGTTTGATTTTTATATAAAACCAGAGGCTGGAAGCATAGTGATATTCCCATCACCTTCACCATTTAGCCATACTGCACATTTAGTTAAATCAGGATGGAAGTATATGCTTCCTATGTTTTGGATAGATCCAAATGGAGAAGATGCATTATTTAAGCAAGATCCAAATTGGCAACCAGAATTTGTTTATCCAGACAAAGAAGATCTTTTTAAATAATTTTGAAAATGGTATAATTTACTAGGAGGAAATATGATAGCAGAAAAACTTTTTGACAAGGTATATTATTACAAAAATGTACTAGAGGATCCTAAAAAATTGGTAGACCTAATCGAGTCTACACAATCTGATAATTTTTCAAGCTTTATAACAAGCTGGGAAGAGTGGTCAGCTTGTAGTGGAGAAATGTATATTTATGGAGAACACAAAAGAATAAAATGTTTGTCATTGGACCAAATAACAAAAAATTGTAAAGAAGATATATTGGATGATGCTAAGTATATTTATAATCAAATTTTTGACGGCATGAAAAGGGTTTGCGAAGATTACGCAAAACAGGTAGACGATGATGCAAAAATAATTTTAATGACCGATACAGCAGTTAAAAAATATATGCCAGGTACATTTATGGGCTCTCATTTTGACCAGCAAGAAGGCGATAAAAGACTAAGATATTCATTGGTTATGTATCTTAATGACGACTATGAAGGTGGCGAGCTATCATTTAATGTTAAAGATGGAGTTCTAACTGGCTCTGACTATGCTGCCATAGAAGACTTTAACGATGAAAGAAATAGACAAAGAACCATGTTTGGAATAAAACCAGAGGCAGGAAGTGTTGTTATTTTCCCTTCAACAGATCCATATAGCCACACGGCACATCTGATTAAAAGCGGAAACAAGTATATGGTTCCCTCATTTTGGCTTAACAAAGGTCAATACGTAGACGGCGTTTTTGTACCAGCATAGAAAGATAAAAAAATGGCAATGTATGTTTTTCAAGAACTTTCTCCGAAAGTTTTTTACTTTACGTATTGTTTACAAGAAATTGGCAATTATATAAAATTTATTGAAGAAACAGAGTCTGATCCATCAAGACATAATTTGATAAGTAATTGGAAGCCAACTGAATGGGGGGCTGAAAAAAGTTTTTCCTCAGACTTTTCAAATGAGCAAAAACCAATAGATGGAAGAACTTTATTTCTAGTCAATAATTTAAAAGCTACATTTCATCATTGTTTTAGTCAATATAAAATTTTTAACAATATAACAGAAGACGTAAATTTAGACACGTCGTATTTTGTTAAAAAAATTGATAGTGAAAAGTTTTATCAAGATTCAGTATCAAGCAGTAAATATACAGCAACATTATATATAAATAGTTCTTTTGACGGCGGAGAAGTTACAGTCCAAGGTAAACCTTCATTTAAACCAGAGGCTGGAAGTATAATTATTGCTCCTTCAGACTTTAAAATTGAAGAAGGTATTGCAAGAAATAACTCTCGATACATTGCAAAAGGATACTGGGTCTAGTTGATATTCCATGTAGTTTCTTTGCCACATACACAAACAACTAAAGATTTTGTTAATTGTGCATATACAGAAAAAGTACGTAGATTTTGCAATATGATGAAATCGTTAGGTCATACAGTTTATCTTTATGCTGGAGAACAAAATGAAGCAGACTGTGATGAATTAATTACATGCATAACAGAAGAGCAAAGAATTAAATCATTAAAAGGTAAACACTTTACTTCTGGCTCCTTCGATTCAAGACAACCACATTGGATGCTATTTAATGCAAACGTTGTTAGAGAAATACAAAAACGTGCAGGCAAAAAAGATTTTATATGTTTAATTGGTGGAAGTGCACAAAAAATAATTGCAGATAGTTTTCCAGAAATGATATCTGTTGAGTTCGGTGTAGGTTACGCTGGAGTATTTAGTAAATTTAGAGTATTTGAATCGTATTCTTGGATGCATTCAATATATTCACAATATAAAAATGCTTCTGAAGCTGATGGCCACTTTTTTGATGCTGTGATTCCAGGCTACTTAGACCCAGAAATGTTTCCGCTGGTAAAAGAAAAAGAAGATTATTATTTTTTTATAGGAAGACTTATAGATCGTAAAGGTTGGAAAATTGCTCAACAGGTCTGTGAAAAACTTGGTAAGAGATTAATAGTTGCTGGACCTGGAGAATTTAGCGGATACGGAGAGTATGTTGGTCCAGTTGGACCAGAAGAAAGGGCAAAGCTTATGGGTAATGCCATTGCCACATTTGTTCCAACATTGTACATTGAGCCTTTCGGCAATGTTAATATTGAGTCACAGGCTTGCGGCACTCCAGTAATTACAACTGACTGGGGTGCATTTACGGAGACTGTAGAGCAAGGAAAGACAGGATATAGATGTAGAATGTTTGAAGATTTTTGCAAGGCGGCAGAGGACGTAAAATCCTTGAACCCAGAGTATATAAGAAATAGAGCAATTTCGCTTTATTCAGTAGATACTGTAAAATATCAGTATGAGAAATACTTCTATAATTTGTCAAAATTATGGGGGGAAGGCTGGTATGAGGAAGATATTATAACTCACCAGATGGTATAATAAAAAATATGGCACCTAGCACATCGGGATTAAATTTTCATTATCCCCTACAGACAGATCCACCAAATGTTCCAGCAGATTTACAAACACTAGCTGAACAGATAGATGACTATTTAGAAACACATTCTGGACCTACAGGCGCAACAGGACCAACTGGTTCAGTTGGTGCTACAGGTCCAGTTGGTGCAACAGGCGCTACAGGCGTTCAAGGATTAACAGGAGCAACTGGCCCAACAGGTGCAACAGGTCCAGTAGGCGCAACAGGTTCTACAGGTCCAGTTGGTGCAACAGGTTCTACAGGTCCAGTTGGTCCTACTGGTGTAACTGGCCCACAAGGTATTCAAGGAAATGTTGGCGCAACAGGTGCAACAGGGTTACAAGGTATTCAAGGAAATGTTGGCGCAACAGGTGCTACAGGTACAGTAGGTGCAACAGGTCCAATTGGACCTACAGGCGCAACAGGACCACAAGGTGTAACTGGCGCAACTGGTCCACAAGGTGCAGGCGTTACAATTAAAGGATCTTTAGCAAATGTATCCGAACTTCCACTAACAGGATCTCTTGGCGATGGCTATGTAATTGATGGAGATTTGCATATATGGGATGGATCACAATGGATTAATGTTGGACCATTACAAGGTCCAGTAGGTGCAACAGGTTCAGTTGGTGCAACTGGCGCAACAGGGCCAGTTGGTGCAACAGGAGCAACAGGTGCAACAGGTGCAATTGGCGAAATAGGTGCAACGGGAGCAACGGGTCCAGTTGGTAACACAGGTTCAATTGGTGCAACAGGTCCAATTGGTGCAACAGGTGTACAGGGAATTCAAGGTGATGTTGGTGCAACTGGACCAGATGGAGCAACAGGCCCAATTGGCGCAACAGGCGCAACAGGTCCAGTTGGTGCAACAGGTCCAATTGGAGCAACAGGCGCAACAGGTCCAGTTGGTGCAATAGGCGCAACAGGTCCAGTTGGTGCAACAGGTCCAGTAGGAGCAACTGGCCCAACAGGTGCAACAGGTGCAACAGGAGTAGGTGCAACTGGCCCAACAGGTGCAACAGGTCCAGCTGGTAACTTTGGCGGAGCAACATTTGATTACACATACAGTACAACAATTACAGCAGCAGATCCAGGAGTGGGTTTTGTAAGATTTAATAACGCAATAGTTTCAAGTGCTACAGCAATGTATATTGATTCATCAAATGACTCTTCAACAAATATATCCTCATTTTTAAACACAATTGATGACTCTACGTCAACAATTAAAGGACATTTTAGAGTATCAAAGAAAAACGATGATTCTGTCTTTGCATTGTTTACAATATCTGGACTTTCAGATAATACTGGATGGTTTACTGTATCTGGATCGTATGTATCAGGTAATGCAGCAACATTCAGTAATAATGACGACATAGTAATCACCTTTGCCAGAACTGGAGATAAAGGTGACACTGGTGCCACAGGCCCAGTTGGCGCAACAGGTGCAACAGGACCAATTGGTGCCACAGGCCCAGTTGGCGCAACAGGTGCTAGTGGAACAGCAAGCACTGTTGCTGGCCCAACAGGAGCAACTGGACCACAAGGTTCAGTAGGAGCAACTGGACCAACTGGACCAGTAGGGGCAACAGGCGCAACAGGACCTGGAAGCGTTAATGTTTACTCTAATGGAATGACTGCAGTCGGAAATAAAATTTTTTATGGTACTTCAGCTACACCACCAACAGCTACAGCAACAGGCGATATATATATACAGCATGAGGCATAACCATGACAAACAGAATATGGAATGGCTCAAGTTGGAAAGAATACAAAAATCTAAAAGTTTTTAATGGAGCATGGAAAGATGCTGCCAAAGGATGGGTTAATACATCTACAGGATGGAGACAGTGGTATCCAGAATATCCAGTATTAATAACCTCTCCAACAATAACAGGAAGTAATATTCAAGGAAATACCTTAACAGTTTCAGATGGAACCTGGAGAGGCTTTCCTAGCGACAAAGCATTTTCATACACAACTACAGCCTATCAATGGCTAAGAAATGGTTCAAATATTTCTGGCGCTAATGGAAATCAGTATGTTACGGTTTCTGCAGATATCGGTAATGCTATAACATGTAGAGTTACAGTAAGCAATGGTAGAGGTCCAACTCCATCTACAACATCAAATAGTTTAATAATTCAAGCATCAACTTATACATTAACATATAACGCTAACGGAGGAATTGTATTAGGAAATTCCTCAACTTCTACAACTGTTACCGCTGGGCAATCAGTTTCACTTCCAAGTGCGTCAAGAGATTACCACACATTTAATGGCTGGTACACTGCTACTTCTGGAGGAACATATTTAGGTACAACTGGAAACAACTATACACCACCTTCAAATATAACAATATACGCACAATGGTCAGCTATATCGTATTCTGTTTCTTTTAATGCCAACGGTGGTTCTGTTTCACCAACATCTGCAAACGGAACAAATGCTGGAGGAATTTCTTTACCTACGCCAAGTAGAACTAATTACGCTTTCTTAGGTTGGTATACAGCAGCATCAGGTGGAACTTATGTTGGTGGCGGAGGATCAGTATATTACCCAACATCCTCAACTACCTTGTATGCACAATGGTCTATAATTACTTACAGTATTTCTTGGAATGCTAACGGTGGCTCTGTTTCTCCTACTTCAAGTTCTGTAAACTCTGGAGATTTAGTTACTGCACCAACACCAACAAGATCTGGATATACTTGTACTGGATGGTGGAATAATACATCTGGAGGATCTAAAATAGTTGATGCTGGATCAAGCTTTTCTCCCAATTCATCTCAAACTTTATATGCTCAATGGACAGTAACCCCATTAGTTCCAACCATAGGAAGTTTAACTGTAACAAATAGCGGTACGCTAACATATGTTAATTGGACTGTAGACTATCAAGATTATTGGTCAATGTCTGTAAGTCCATCAACTGGTGGCGCTGGAGGAGGAACATCATTTAGTGGTACAGCAGATGCAGATAGACAAAAATATATTGGAACACATACCGCTGGAACAACATATAGCATTTCATTAACAGTTACCTCATCTACTGGACACACAGATACAGAAAGCATTTCTTGGACTGCCCCAGGTGGTGGAGGTGCAACCGCACCAAGCACTCCAACAAATGCAACTAACACATACTCAACTGGACCTTCATGGACTGGAACATGGACAGCCTCTACTGGATCAACCCCAATAACTTACTATTGGACACTTTATCAATCTTCATCAAACGGTGGAACTATTAATTCAACAGCAAGCGGAAACACAACAGGAACTTCATTTACTCAATCAATGAATTCTGGAAATGGATTGTGGGCATATTTTACTGTGTATGCCTCTAACTCAGCAGGAAATTCTGGCGTTGCCACATCGAATTGGTCTTAATATGGAAGAATTAGAATATAGAAAATCAATTATACTTAATTTAATATCTAACTGTGATATTCACATTAATGTTTTAGAAGAAGATATATTAAAAAATCCAAATTCTAATATAGAAGGAAAAACACCTAGAACAGAAGTATTGCAAGATTTTTATAATCAAAAAAATTTATTAGAGCAAGAATTATCTGATATAAATCAGTTAATAAATTAATGTAGGAGGAAAAATGCCAGATTATCAAGAGCTTACAGATAACGAAAAAAATCAAATAAGAATAAGCGCTATTAGAAATTTAGAGTATGCAATGTATTCAGCAGAGATAGAGATACTTCTTGAAAAAGTAAAAACAAATCCAGATCAATCTAAAATATCTGAATTAGAAGCTCAAATTAAAGAAAAAGAAAATCAAAAACTGGCCTTATCTTAATGTCTTATAGATCTGTAATATTAAGCGATTACCCATTAGCATATTATCCATTAGATGATTTTACCTCATCTAGCTCAATGGGCTATACAGACCTACTTGCACAAAATGATGATTATCAAGACATACTTACAAATTATGAAACATATCAAGATATAACTGGAACAAAACCATTAACTTATGCAGAATTACTACTTACATACGGGACATACGCTGATGTGTCTGCTGCATATGCGTCATATTCAAATTTAGGTGGAGACATTGCATATGATAATTCTGAATGTCAAAATAATGGTAAATATGTGGGACGTCCAAAATCTTCAGTTTTACCTTTAGTAAAAGGAAATTCGGCTGGCTCAACTATAAGCGATTCAAATTATATAGAATATACTATAGATAAAGATTATTCTGGACAAACAAACATAAGCAAGTTTGCTACATCGGATTCTTACGATAGCGACTTTACAATTGAATTATGGTTTAAACCTAATATTTCTGGTAACTTCAACACACCGCTTTTTGCTGATAAAACTACAGACCATGAGGTTGGATTGTTTTATTATAAAGGCAATATAGTATTTCAAGTAGATCAAGAAAAAATAGAATACACAATTCCATATAAAGACAAGGCGTTTTTTGTAACCGCAAATTACACTCCCACTGAATTATTTTTGTATATAGATGGGAAATTTAAAGTTAATAAAAAAATATCTGGAAACCCTTTTACTAGAACTTCAGTTAATTTTAAAACTGGACCATGCGGTATTGGTCAAAATTTTATTATAAATAGTGTTGCTGTATTCAGGTACTCATTGTCTCAAAACCAAATTAAAAATCATTACAATTCCGCAAAAGGGTTGATGCCATCTCAAATTATAGAAGTTGGCGGCGGAGAATGGTTCAATTTGTTTGACGACAATACCTATCCAGTCTATCAATATGCTTGGCCATCAAACAGGTCATGGCAATTTTTTCTAAATCAAGATTTATATTATGATGAAAATGAAGATTATGTAAGTATATTAAAAACAGAAACTCAGTCTCCAGTAACAATAGTTTTAGAAGATAATATTGTTTTGCCTTCAAACACAATGAATTGTTCAAAAATAGAGTGGGACGGAGATAATGGTATTACTGTTGAAACAAGCGACGACGGAATAAATTATCAGCATTGTATAAATGGAGAAGAAATTCCACAATATAGCATAAATGATTTTAGCTCAGAAAGAAAATTATTTATAAGAGTAACAATGACCACTATTGATGCAAGCAGGTTTAATCCTAGGCTAGACTATTTAATTGTTAAATTTTATAATAATGTAAGAAGGTTGGCAGTAAATGGACCATCTTATATAGAATCAGAAACCCCATTTACAATGGGTAGAGTAAGCTCAGAGATCCTCTGGAGAGACTCTAGGAATGGTTTAAAGGTCCCTACAGGGTCTAATTTTGACATAACCACTACGGACAACGTAAAAACAATAGAGCTCTTCTATACGCCACACACGCTCTCTGGAGCAGGCTCACTGATATTTGCAAGTTCCACATTGTTGTCTTGGGATGCAGACGGTAATTTGGCAAAGGCTAATATACAAGAGATATATGTAAATAATTACAATAGGTCTTCTGTTACAAATGTGGAGGATCTATTTACAGAAAACGATATAAATTATGTCGCTATTACATTTATAGATCCTGTTACTGGTCAAATAAAAATTAATGGATCATCTTTAGGCGGCGGTACCTCTGCAATTTATCAAAATATAGCTATTTATGAGTATCCATTTGATAGTTCAAAAGCATTATCAAACTTCAATCTTTACAGGTATGGAGATGTTTATACAGTATTTGACCTATCAAATGCGTCAGTGTCTATGACAGAATCATCTGTCAATTTATATGATCTGGAATGGCAACTGGTTACAAAGCAATAATTTTGTCATTTTGATTGACAAAAAGCTGGACTTAGGGTCACAAAAGTGATAAAATGTTAACCTATGGAAATTAAAAAGACTAACGCTAAATTTAAAGAAAACGAAACCAGGCTTGGGGTCTATGTTTGGGAGATGCCAGATGGACGATGGATAGGCGATGATGATGGAAATTTTCTTTCAATAGCTTCAATGCGTGGTAATAGAGACAGAATAAATTTACTGGCAAGAGCAGTTAGAGGTTATGGAATTCAAGAGGGGTCCCCAAAATTTCTTGAAGGAAGTAGACAAATTGATGACGAAGAGTTTGAGTACCAAAAGCAAAGACTTAGATGGGGATTAACTCCTGATCCATTAGATATTGGAGTTTATAAAGACGAAACAGCTAAATTAAAGAAGGGTCAAAAATGATTGAATACGAAGAAGATGCAGTTTCAAGCAACATTGAAATATCTAATGTTGCTGATTGGATGAGATTTAATTCTGCAACAACTCAAAAAAATGATGATCCTTTCTCTGTAGAAGGAGAAGAGCTTTTAAAAATTTCTGGATTAGGGCCAGCATTAAGACGAAAAGCGTCTAGAGACATACAAAAGAGATTTACTGGAACTGATGGAACTGCAACTCAACAATTACTAATACAGCAGGCGGTTAGTGGATATGCGCTATTTGATTTAGTGATGCCTGAATATAACTTAGATTACCTTTCATCAATATATGAAATATCTCCATATAATTATGCAGCAATTAATGCCAAGGTTTCTAACATAGTTGGCCTTGGGTTTGATTTTATCGAAAGCAAAAAAACAACAGATTTATTAGATTCAATTGAAGATGAAAAGCAATTAGAAAGAGCACGTAGAAAGTTAAATAGAATTAAACAAGATCTACATCAGTGGCTAGAAGATTGCAATGAAGAAGAAACATTTAAAGAAACACTTATTAAATTTTATACCGATGTAGAGGCTACTGGCAATGGTTATTTAGAGGTTGGCAGAACTACTGCTGGCAAGATAGGGTATATTGGGCATATACCAGCTAAGACAATGCGTGTAAGGCGCCTTAGAGACGGCTTTGTACAATTGCTATATGGTAAGGCTGTATTTTTCCGTAACTTCGGAGACACAGAAACTCCTAATCCAGTGGCAGGAGCAACAGATCGCCCTAATGAAATTATTCATCTAAAAAAATATACGCCTAAAAATAACTATTATGGAATTCCAGATATTATTGCTGCACAAAATGCAATGGCTGGCAATGAGTTTGCTGGTAAATATAACTTAGATTATTTTGAGAATAAAGCTGTCCCTAGATACATTATTACAGTTAAGGGAGCAAAATTGTCTCCTGAATCTGAACGTAAACTGTTGGAATTTTTCCAGGTAGGTCTAAAGGGAAAAAATCACAGGTCTCTCTATATCCCTCTTCCTCCAGATTCTCCAGATTCCAAAACTGAGTTTAAGATGGAGCCTATTGAGGCTGGAACACAAGAATCGTCATTTAACGTTTATCGTCAGTCAAATAGAGATGAAATACTTATGGCACACAGAGTTCCAATTAATAAGGTTGGGACGGCTACTGGAATATCTTTAGCAAATGCTAGAGATGCTGATAAAACATTTAAAGAGCAGGTATGTGCTCCAGCACAAGATATTTTAGAAAAGAAATTAAATAGAGTTATTCAAGAAATGACAGATGCCCTAATTCTTAAATTTAATGAATTAAGTTTGACAGATGAGGATACTCAGTCTAAAATTGATGAAAGATATTTAAGAATGCAAGTAATTACCCCAAATGAAATTCGAATTAGAAAGGGAATGGTCCCACTAGATGGGGGAGACGAGGTAGTTGATTTGCAGGCAAAGGCTGCTGAAATTAAGGCACAGGCCATGCAAAGCAGGGCAAGGGATGGAGAACGTGCCGCTAATTCCCCAGATAATTCTGGAGAAGGCAGAAATGCAAAAGGCGACGGCAGACAAGTTGAGTAGTCCTACTCAACCAGTTATTTGCCTTTAGATATATAGAAGTCTATAATATACACATATGACCATTGAAAAATCACATTGGTCTTCTAACGGAAATGTTATTAATTTATCAGTTCCGTTTACGAAGGTCAACAGAGAAAAAAGAACAGTCTCAGGTTTCGCAACACTAGACAACCTAGATCAGACTGGCGATGTGGTCACGCAAGAAGCAAGCATGAAGGCATTTGAAAGCTTCCGTGGAAATCTAAGAGAAATGCATCAGCCGATGGCGGTTGGCAAGGTCGCATCTTTTAGACCAGAAACTTATTATGATCCAAAAACAAAAGAATTTTATAACGGAGTGTATGTTGATGCATACATTTCAAAAGGCGCACAAGATACCTGGGAAAAGGTTCTTGATGGAACACTTACAGGATTTTCAATCGGCGGTAAAATAATAGACTCAGATACAGAAGTAAATAAGTCTACTGGGCAAAGTGTTCGCTTCATCAAAGATTACTCACTTGTTGAATTATCAATAGTTGATTCTCCAGCAAATGAACTCTGTAACATTTTATCTATTGAAAAAGTCAATGGTCAAATGATTTTCAAAGGTATTGCTGCAGATGTTAAAATGGAAAATATTTTCTATTGTGCAGAAAGTGATTCTGTATTTATGTCAACAGAGTCTGAGTATATTTCACCAGTCACTGGTAAGAAAACAGAACTTATTGGCTGGGTGGAATCAAATGACTATAACAAGTCAAAAGAAATAGATAAGATTCTTGATTCGTATAAATCAAGATTGCAAACGTTGCCTGATACACAAATTGCAAAACAGGCAAACGCAGAAGGAGGTA